AATGGCTAGTTATACTGTCTATCACGGAAAGTTTGTATGCCACGAATGCAAATGCGAAGTCACATCTTTAAGACTTTATGCTGAAACAAAAACAATGACTTGGATGTGTCCAACAAAACATCTAAGTACGGTCAAGTTTGGTAAGCAGAAATGGAAGGGCAATGACGGAGAAAAGTGAGTCCAAGAGAATAGGTGCTAAGCAGCATAAAAACTCTGGTCGTAACACACAAAAGGGTGACGCCTCTTGGAAAAACTTTGTTGTAGATTTTAAAGAGGTTGGTAAATCCTTTACTCTTAATAAAGAGGTTTGGGCAAAGGCAACCACTGACGCTATGAAGAATGGTAAGGATCCAGCCATAGTTGTCGTAATAGGCGAGGGTAACGCAAAGGTCAGACTTGCTATAATTGAGATGAGTATTCTAGAAGATATGGTGGAGGAATAATGGAACAACAAGGAACAACTATTGACATGGTAAACGGGTTGGCAGAGATTGCTGACTATATGCAGGATGAAGAATTAACCACAGCACTGACAATGATTGCTAAACTAATCATTAAGCCAGACATTCCTATCAATGTGGCTCATGTTGAGATAGTGAGACTGCAAGCAATCGCAGCCAAGATGGCTTTTAAGGCAACATGGATGGCTAACGTGGACAAGTCAGACAGAGGAAAGAAGAACCTTTACTACACGGCAGCAGAGTCGTTAAACAACTTAGTATCTGCACTAAAGTATATTACTCGCTAATATGCTATACTTATACTAATAGAAACGAGTAAAAAAATGACAAAAAGTTTATTGCAACAGATTATGGTACGACAAGAAAAACCTCCTGTACATTCAATTGATGCTGCAGGCCTAACAGAAAAGATTAACTCTGGGTATGTAGTTAATCGTATAGACAAGCATACACAGAAAAAGACATTTGCTCCATCCACAATTGCCTATGGGCATGGAGAATGTCCAAGATATTGGTATCTTGCTTTTGATGGTCAGACATTTGAGGATGATGCAACCCCTTACAGCGCAGCAAATATGACTGCAGGTACAAAGTCACATGAAAGAATACAGGAGGCAATGGGTAATGTCCCAGACTTCTTGATAGATTCAGAATTTAAGATCACTTACCCTGATCCACCAATTTTTGGTTACGGTGACGTCATGGTCAACTGGCAGGGAGAAGAACTCCTTGGTGAGATTAAGACAATGATGAATGAGGGTTTTGAATACCGTAAGGCACACATGAAGCCAAAGACTGGACATCTTGTTCAGTTGCTTATTTATATGAAGATTCTCAAGAAGCCTAAAGCAGTTCTGATTTATGAAAATAAAAATAATCATGAACTTCTTATTCTTCCTGTAGAAGTTAACGATTACTATCGTCGGTGGGTAGACCAGACGTTTGAGTGGATGAGATCAGTTCGTAAGGCATGGGTCGACAGAACCCTACCTGAAAAGAACTATCGATCCAACTCAAAGATTTGCAAATCATGTCCTATTAAAAAGGCTTGTGCAGATGCTGGTAAGGGAGACTTTAAATTGAAGTCTTTGGAGCCACTAGATGAAGCACTGCCAATGGTGTGATAGACAGTTTAAAACAGATATCACCTACCAAATATACTGTTCGCCAGAATGTAGAGACATGTCTACAAAAGAAAAAATTGCTGCAAGGTATATGATTTCTAGACGACAAAAAAGAAGAGGCAAGGAAAGAAATTGCAAGTCATGTAAAGAGCCTTTATCAATATACAATGATGATAATCTTTGCGTTAAATGCAACGTGAATCCTTCCGATGTGGCAAAAGCATTAAAAGAAATTAAGGATAACCTAAAATGAAACTAGCAGAAGCAATAGGTACTAAACGTCCAGAGCGTATTTGCGCTATTGACGCTAGTACAAACAGTCTTGCCTACGCAACTTTTCATGACGGTCATCTTAAAGAGGTTGGCAAGATAAAGTTTGAAGGAAAAGATATCTACGAAAAAGTTATTGATGCTGGAAGAAAGTCTAAGGGCTTGTTTGATCACATTGTAAATGTAGATGCTATTGTGATCGAGCATACTGTTTTTATGAATAGCCCTAAGACCGCTGCTGACTTAGCGCTAGTTCAGGGTGCTCTGCTAGGCGCAGCAGGACAGTCTGGGATTAAAACAATAGGTAAGGTTGCTCCAATAACATGGCAGAACTTTATTGGAAATAAGAAAATTTCTAAAGATGAAAAACTTTATATTAAGTCTCAGAATCCAGGGAAATCAGAGTCTTGGCTGAAGTCTTATGAAAGAGATCTTCGTAAGCAAAGAACAATTAACTTTATTAATATTCAGTATGACAGAACAATAACTGACAACGATGTGGCTGACGCCTGTGGTATAGGGCACTGGGCACTAAAGAATTGGTCTAAGGCGGTAGGTGCAGAATGAGCGATAGAGAACCATTTAACTTTAAAGAAGAAGACGAAGACGTTATTTTAACAGTCAGAACTCTTGTGCCAACAAAGTGGATACTTATAGACAGAGAGACTGGACAGGTATATCAGGGAAGCCCCAAGGGTTACTGGGATAGGCTTGAGCCAGTGGTCAAGGTTGACAAGGAGTAGGCATGGCTGCTAAACTATATGCAAGCGAGATTTGGCTTCGTAAGAGATACCTTATTGATAAAAAATCTCCACAGGATATTGCAAAAGAATGCGGGACAAGCGTAGAAACAATCTACGTCTATCTTGCCAAGTTCGGACTAAGGAAGTCAAAGAGATGAATAAGTTTAAGAAAGCACTTGTCGTAGCAGTAATAGTTGGATCTGTTGGTATTAGTTATGCTCTTTACACTTTAAAGGGTTTGCCAGAGACTTTTGACTGGGAGGAAGATGATGAATAACAAACTAAATATTACAGTGGACCAAGTTAATAACCCAATACATTACACATCAGATCCTTCTGGCATTGAGTGTATCGAGATTACAAGGCATCGAAACTTTAACATTGGTAATGCTTTTAAGTATCTGTGGAGAGCAGGTCTTAAGGATGAATCTAAGACCATCCAGGATTTAGAAAAGGCAATCTTCTACATTAAGGATGAAATCAATAGACTAGAGGGTAAGTATGTCAACTGAAGAAGATCTAGTTAAGCATCTAGACCAAGTAAATCAGGTTGTAGAAGAGTACCTAAAAGGTAATGATCCAACAGTTATCTCTAAGCAACTTGCAATACCAAGGCAGAAGGTTGTAACGCTTATCAATGAGTGGAAGGTTATGGCATCTGCAAATGATGCTATTCGTGCTCGTGCCAAAGAAGCGTTGGCTGCAGCAGACACACACTATAGCAAACTAGTTTCCCGTACCTATGAAGTTATTGATGAAGCATCTATGACTAATAATCTTAGTGCAAAGACTGCTGCCATTAAACTTGTCATGGATATTGAGTCTAAGAGAATTGACATGCTACAAAAGGCTGGGCTGCTAGAGAACAAAGAACTTGCAGAAGAGATGGTTGAGATTGAACGCAGGCAAGAAGTTCTTGTTGGTATATTAAAAGATATTGCATCTGAGTACCCACAGATTCGTGATGAGATCATGCGTAGGCTTTCTTCTTTTGCAAAGGAGAACGAGGTGATTACAGTTGTCCACGATGTTCAATGAGTTCCTTGAGGCACTACAGGATGATCACTTTGAAGAGGTCCCAGTAGATGCAAGAACATTTGTTGAGGGAGACAACTTTCTAGGACAGCCACCACTTTCAGATATCCAGTATGACATTGTTGAGGCAATGAGTCAGATCTATCGCAAAGAAGATTTGATTAACATGATGGGAGAAGAAAAGGGAACTCAGTACTATAACAAGTATACAAAGAATGAGATTATTCTGCAACTTGGCAAGGGATCTGGAAAAGACTTCACATCAACCGTGGCATGCTCATACATCGTATACAAACTCCTATGCTTAAAAGACCCAGCAAAATACTTTGGCAAGCCTTCTGGAGATGCCATTGACCTTATCAACGTTGCTATTAACGCACAGCAGGCTAAGAATGTTTTCTTTAAAGGTTTTAAAACAAAGATTGAAAAGTCCCCATGGTTTATTGGAAAGTACAATGCAAAGGCTGACTCCATTGAGTTTGATAAGTCTGTTACTGTTTATTCTGGTCACTCAGAGCGTGAATCCCACGAGGGTTTGAACCTTCTTCTTGCAGTTCTTGATGAGATTTCTGGCTTTGCTTCTGAGATTGGTACAGGAAATGATCAAGGAAAAACTGCAGACAACATCTACAAGGCCTTCCGTGCATCTGTAGACTCCCGCTTCCCTGACCTAGGAAAGGTTGTTTTGCTTTCATTTCCAAGATACCCAGGTGACTTTATCTCAGAGAGATACGATGCAGTTATTGCAGAGAAAGAAGCAATAGAAAAGACACATAGGTTTATCATTAACCCACTTCTACCAGAAGAAGACCAGGATAACTACTTCGATATCTCTTGGGAAGAGGATCAGATAATTTCATATAAATACCCAGGAGTGTTTGCTCTTAAGCGTCCAACCTGGGAAGTAAACCCTACAAGA